AGGTCATATAATTCATAGTATTAGTTTAAGCACTGCAGATAATTCTTATAATATTTATATAAAAAAAGATGAGGAGGTAATGCCATGGAAGAAATTTAATTCTCATATGGCTATATCCGTTGAATATGATTTAGAATATTAATGAATAGTTTATATCAATTTATTATAAAACCTATTGGTGAAAGATATAAAAATACGATTAATATTGAAAATAAAGAATTAATGATAAATTCTAGTATATCTAATCATAAATTTATAAATAGAGAAGCTGAAGTTGTATCAATTCCACTTAATTATAAAACAAATATAATAAAAGGTGATAAAATTATAGTTCATCATAATTTATTTAGAAGATATTATAATATGCAAGGTAAGTCTGTAAATAGTAGTAAATATTTTAAAGATGATTTATATTTTGCTTTTCCTTCTCAAATTTATATGTATTATAAAAATAATAAGTGGAATACTCATGAAAATTATTGTTTTGTAAAACCTGCTTTAGAAGATAAAAAAATTTTAAAGAACACTGGTATACTAAAATATGGTAATAGTTCATTAGAAGTACTTAATATTAATCCAGGTGACATTATTGGTTTTAAACCATTGAGAGAATTTGAATTTATTATTGATAATGAATTATTGTACTGTATGGAATCAAATGATATTGTAATTAAATATGAACACAAAACAAACAAAAAAGAATATAATCCAAGCTGGGCAAAAAGCAGTTGAAGAACTAATTAAAGTTGCTAAAGAAAAAATTGTAGATTCAGAAGACGATATTTCTGCAGATAGATTAAAAAATGCAGCTGCTACTAAAAAATTAGCTATTTTTGATGCCTTTGAAATACTTACTCGTATAGAAGAGGAAGAAAATATGTTAAAGGAAATTAAAGAAGAACATCGCGGAAACAACTTTAAAGGATTCGCAGAAGGAAGATCTAAATAATGTATATACAAACTTTATACAAAATTTTACCTGACCATATTAAATCTAAAATAATAAAAAGAAATAATAGATATAAGAAATGGAAAGAAGGTTATGATAAAGAACATGATGTTGTAGTTATTAGTAAAACTGGTGAAATTGGGGAAATATATGAAATACAAGGTTTAAAAGTTGCGTTGCCACTTGAAAAAAAAGTATATAAAAGAGATAATAAGAAAGACAATCAATATTGGGAAGTTTTTGGTTATCCAAAAGAATTATCTAGACTAAGAACAGTTTTTGATTGGAATGACCGTTCTCTTGATTTTAAAAATAAATGGTATGATTATATTGATGAAGAATTTAAAAGACGTGAAGAAGGTTTTTGGTTTTATAATAAAGGTAACCCTATTTATATCACTGGTTCTCATTATATGTACTTGCAGTGGACCAAGATTGATGTTGGATCAGCAGAGTTTAGGGAATCAAATAGATTATTCTTCATTTTCTGGGAAGCCTGCAAAGTGGACAATAGATGTTATGGAATGTGCTACCTTAAGAATAGACGGTCTGGTTTCTCATTCATGGCATCATCGGAATTGGTACATCAAGCAACCATCTCTAGCGACTCTAGATATGGGATATTATCTAAAACTGGAGCAGATGCGAAGAAGATGTTTACAGATAAGGTGGTACCAATATCAGTTAACTACCCATTTTTCTTCAAACCGATACAAGACGGTATGGACAGGCCTAAGACAGAGCTTGCCTACAGAGTTCCTGCCTCGAAACTTACCAGAAAAAAATTGGACGAGAATACCAAGGTTGAAGAGATACAAGGATTGGACACAACGATCGACTGGAAGAACACCGGGGACAACTCGTATGATGGAGAGAAATTACAACTCCTTGCCCACGACGAATCAGGGAAATGGGAGAGGCCGGACAACATCCTTAACAACTGGAGGGTCACGAAAACAACGTTAAGATTAGGTAGTAGAATAGTAGGAAAATGTATGATGGGATCTACCTCTAATGCATTAGATAAAGGAGGAAATAATTTTAAAAAATTATATGATTCATCAGATGTTACAAAAAGAAATCGCAACGGACAGACTAATTCAGGATTATATAGTTTGTTCGTACCTATGGAATGGAACTACGAAGGGTACCTTAATACTTACGGAATACCTGTATTCGAAACTCCAAAAAAAGCCGTCGCTGGGATTGATGGATCACAAATTGAAATCGGAGTTATTTCCCATTGGGAGAATGAAGTCGAAGGATTAAAGAATGATCAAGATAGTTTAAATGAATTTTATCGTCAATTTCCTAGAACTGAAAAACACGCTTTTAGAGATGAAACTAAAGAATCTTTATTTAATTTAACAAAAATTTACGAACAAATTGATTATAATGAGGATTTAAGAAATACAAATGTTATTACTCAAGGTAGTTTTCAATGGGAAGATGGAATTAAAGATACTAGAGTATTATTTGTACCTAATAATAATGGAAGATTCTTTATCTCTTGGGTTCCTCCAATTAATTTACAAAATAGATATTTAGTTAAAAATGGTATTAAATACCCCGCAAATTCAGATTGTGGATCATTTGGATGTGATCCATATGATATTTCCGGAACAGTAGATGGTAGAGGTTCAAAAGGTTCTTTACATGGTTTAACTAAATTCACAATGGAGGATGTTCCTCCTAATACATTTTTTTTAGAATATATAGCACGACCACAAACTGCTGAAATATTTTTTGAAGAAGTATTGATGGCTTTAGTTTTTTATGGTATGCCTATACTAGCAGAAAACAATAAACCTAGATTATTATATTATCTTAAACGAAGAGGATACAGAGGATATTCGATGAATAGACCTGATAAAATTTATAATAAATTATCTGTAACAGAAAGAGAAATAGGGGGAATACCTAATTCAAGTGAAGATATAAAACAAGCACATGCCGCGGCTATTGAGGATTATATAGAAAATTTTATAGGTTACAATGGTGATAATTATGGAGATATGTATTTTCAAAAAACATTAGAAGATTGGGCTAAATTTAATATTAATAATAGAACGTTACATGATGCCTCAATAAGTTCTGGTTTAGCTATTATGGCTTGTAATAAAAATAGATATAAACCAATTGCAGATAGAAAAATAATAACAGTACCTTTAGGTTTTAAAAAATATGATAACAAAGGGGTTAATTCAAAAATACTAAATTAGATGGTTAAGATTAACTATAACAGTTCTTTCCCTGATCAGGTGGTACCTGAAGAAGAGAAAAAATCTAGAGAGTACGGATTACAGGTGGCGCAAGCTATTGAGCACGAATGGTTTAGAAATTCTAGTGGACAAAATCGTTTTATAAGTAATTTTCAAAACTTCAATCGATTAAGATTATATGCTAGAGGAGAACAACCTGTTCAAAAATATAAAGATGAACTAGCTATTAATGGTGATTTATCTTATCTTAATTTAGATTGGAAACCAGTTCCAATATTATCTAAATTTGTAGATATTGTAGTAAATGGCATGACAGATAAAGGATATGAAATAAAGTCATATGCTCAAGATCCATTTGCAACAAAACAAAGAACAAATTATGCTTCTAATGCTTTAAGAGATATTCAAAATAAAGCTGAAATTGATCAATTAAATGAATTAACTGGTAATAATTTTTATTCTTCAGCAGACCCCGAATCCTTACCCGAAGATCAAAATGAATTAGATCTTTACATGCAATTAACCTATAAACAAAGTATAGAAATTGCCGAAGAAGAAGCTATAAATAATATTTTAGATTATAATAAATACGAACAAATTAAAAAAAGATTAGCATATGATTTATCTGTATTAGGTATTGGTTGTGTTAAAACTGATTTTAATTTATCTGAAGGGGTGACAGTGGATTATGTAAATCCCGCTAATATAGTTTATTCTTATACTGATGACCCTAATTTTGAAGATATTTATTATATTGGAGAAGTTAAAAATATGTCTCTTTCAGAAGTAAAAAAGCAATTTCCACAACTTACAGAATCGGAGTTAGAGGAAATACAAAGATATCCTGGAAGAAATTCATATGTAGAGAATACGTGGTGGGGACAAGAAACTAAAGATCAAGTTCAAATTTTATTTTTTGAATATAAAACTTACCAAGATCAAGTATTTAAAATAAAACTAACTGAGCAAGGTTTAGAAAAAACATTAGAAAAACCTGATACTTTTAATCCTCCTCCTAATGATAATTTTGACAGAGTATCAAGGTCTATTGAGGTTTTATATTCGGGGGCTAAAGTGGTAGGAATGGGAAATAATATACTTAAGTGGGAATTATCTGAGAACATGACTAGGCCGTATGGTGATACTACTAAAGTAAATATGAATTATGTAATTAGTGCTCCTAGAATGTATCAAGGGAGAATTGAATCTATAGTTAGTAAAAGTATTGGTTTCGCTGATATGATTCAATTAACACATTTAAAACTGCAACAAGTATTGTCTAGAATAGTACCAGACGGGGTATATCTTGATGTTGATGGTTTAGCTGAAGTGGATCTAGGTAATGGTACTAATTATAATCCATCTGAAGCCTTAAATATGTATTTTCAAACAGGTAGTATTGTTGGTAGATCTTTAACTCAAGATGGAGAATTAAATAGAGGTAAGGTACCAATTCAAGAATTACAAACATCTAATGGGATGTCAAAAATACAAGCCATGATTCAAACTTATCAATATTATTTACAAATGATAAGGGATGTCACGGGGTTGAACGAAGCAAGGGATGGAAGTACTCCGGCAAAAGATTCTTTAGTAGGTTTACAAAAACTAGCGGCAGCTAATTCTAATACAGCAACTAAACATATCCTTCAATCTTTAATGTATTTAACTATAAGAACTTGTGAAAATATAAGTTTAAGAGTATCAGATATGCTTCAATTTCCTCTTACGCAACAGAGTTTAATGACTAGTATTAATACATTTAATACACATACTCTTAAAGAAATAGAAAAATTAAGTTTACACGATTTTGGTATATTTTTAGAATTAGAACCTGAAGAAGAAGATAAAAATAATCTAGAACAGAATATACAAATAGCATTACAAGCTGGAAATATTGGTTTAGAAGATGCTATAGATTTACGTGAAATAAAAAATATTAAACTAGCAAACCAAAGTTTAAAATCCAAACAAAAGAAAAAACAAGAATTAGAAAGAGCTCAACAATTAGAAAATATAGAGGCCCAAGCTGCTGCTAATGCAGAATCTGCTGAAAAAGCTGCTATGGCTGAAGTACAGAAAAATCAAGCAATGGCCCAAACAGAAATTCAAATTGAACAAGCAAAGTCTCAGTTTGAAATAGCTAAAATGGAAAGAGAAGCTGAAATAAAAAAACAGCTAATGGCTGAAGAGTTTAATTATGATATGGAGTTGGCTCGACTTCAAGGTCAAGT